CATTAACATTACGAACAGACATATTAGTGACATCTTCTGGAGGTAATACAGATTTTAAATCATCCAACTTTTGTTTAGCGGCTATCTCTGTACTAAAACCATTCTCAGCATTTCTACCATAAACAGCAGTGCCATGTATGGAAGTTAAATCGTCAACCATTGTACTATTAGCTTGTTGGTAGTAAGCACCTTTAGCTTCTTTGAATGTTCTGTATATCTTTTCTCTATCTATTCCTCTCTTTGTCACTTCTACAAAATTAGGATCAAGAGTATTCTCTGCTAATGTATTAGAGAAATATTTATCATTTGCTTTTATTTTCTCTGCTAAATCAGGATTAATATCATCTAATGCTTTAGTCCATTGTGGAAGTTGTTCTCCTAATATTTCACCACGAGATGTACCCATAGCATCAGCTATTTTACCACTATCATCTAGCAATGCTTCCATTCTGGCTTTACTACCTTTTGCTGGATTTACTTTACCAACAACAGACATAATAGAAGCAGGAGTAGGTTTAGGTGTTACAGTGTACACCATTTTTTGCTGTGGAGTGTTTAATGTTTCTTCAACAGTTTTTCCAGTTTTAATTGCTGCATCAGCACTACGAAGTCCAAAGAAACCTTTAGAAGTTAAATCGGGTGTCAATGCTGTAAAAGTAGCCTTGACAAAATCTAATGGAGATTTAATAGCTTTACCAATAATAGAAGCATCCCATATACCAGCAATATTCTCTAATGCTACTTCCCAAGTAGCCATGTCCGCATTGCTTACAATAGATTGAAATGCTTCAAATCTAGTATAATCTGTTCCAGGTAAATTTTTAAGATGAGGTAGAATAGTATTCAATGTTTCTAATTTTTGATCCTCACTCATTGCTTGCCATCGTTTACCAATCTCTTTTTTCATAGAGCCAGGAAGAACAAATCCTTTGGTTCTACTAACTTCTGGAAAAGCATCTTGCACAGCATATATAAAACTGCCAGCAGCAGCACCAGGAATTAGCATGTTCTTTGCTAAATCTCCAGCAACACTACCCATAGCAGTTAATTCTGTTCCACCTTCATTCAGAGACTCTCTAAAATTCTGTTCCATTAAGGCAACTTGATTTTGTTTAGATAGTTTTTCTTGGAAACTATTTAAAATCATATCTTGACTACTTCTGTCTGCTTCTGTCACAGTGTGATCTTCAGCAGCAGCTTTTCTAAGATAGAGTTGCTTTAAACTCGTAGGAAGTTGTTTTGTTATCTGATAATTAGACAGAGTGATTTTTTTAGCTTCCTTTGGAATACTAGGATCGGCAATATAATCTGCTAATATCTGTTGGGTATGAGCATCTTCCTGTGTACCATAATATCTGGATAATTCCTCCATATGGCTGCTATGACCGTCTTGTTCCAAAGCTGATCTAGTAACATCATAAGTATTTTCCATCTCAGCTACATTTTCTTCATCTGTAGCTTCTGGATTTCTATATGGACTATTAATATCTGTATGTGTTAAATCTGCAACATAAAAAGCCTGTTCTTTAGCTTTATCTTTAGGCCATGCTTCAGGAGCATTTTTAGGTACTGGAAAATCTTCTAATTCCATCATGAACCAAATACTCCTTTTAATGGACCAGCTGTACCAGCAGCAACAGCACCACTAACACCTCCCCAAGGAAGTGTAGCAAGAGAAATACCTGTGTCAATAATGCTACCAATCATTTGTGATTTCTGATTTTGTGTATCCATTTTAACACCCAATACATTAAGTCTAGCACTAGATTCAGCTAGTTGTTGATTAATATTACTAATACCTTCAGAGTATGTTTGTATAGCATTAAGATTAGAAACATTGCTTAAGGCGGCACTATAAGCACTAGATGCGCCTCCTTCAATAGCAGAACTACTACCAGCACCTGCATTAACACCAGAAGCAATTACTTGTGCCCTTCGTATCCTAGCTTCTCTAAGTTGCTGCTGTTTTTCCTGTTGGGCAGCAAAATTAGCTTGTAGTTGTCCTATTCTTTGTTGTTCTTTTCCAAGCTGTGCTTGTAGAGCAAACTCAGCTTTTTGCTGTCTAGCAATTTTCTTGCGTTTTTTTCTAGTGATTAGACCACCAATAAAACTACCCATATTATCTCCTAAAGCCTGTACACCATTAATTTATAACCATCTATGTATTCATCATTGAAATGAGTAAAACCAAACATTCTTTCCCATTTCTCTTCTTTTGCACCTGGAGGTACACAGAATATCATTTTATATCCCTGAAGTCTTAGAAGTTGGCATACACTAGGCCATGCAAATTCTTTCCAAAATTTGTAATTAGACAAAGAAAATTCTTTAACATTAGAATGTACAAAAACACTATTAGGAAGTCCATAATATTCTTCCTCCATAATATCTAATGTATCATCAGAGTATAATGTTTTCATTATGGTTCTCCATTAATTGTTACTAGAGTATTCCATCCTAGAAGTTTCATATCCTTACCTGCTTCACTATATACATACAGAGACAGAGCGTCGCCCCTACCTCTAAGTTTATTCTTAGTTTTTATCACTGTATTTCCATAATCAAATGGATCACCATCAGCAGGTGCTGTTGGCTGTGGAAGTAGAAATCTATATGCTTGGAAAGGTGTTCCCCATTTCCCTTGTGTATTATCTTCACACCAATTCCATTGACTTTGTACATAACAACTACTTTGTTTATCCAGGACAACACTACCGCCAACTGTTGTATAATTTTCTTCTGTTCTCTTACAAAATATCTGCAAGTATATGACTTGTTTCTTTCTAGCCATATCTCCAGCTAAATTATAACCAGTGACAAGATAACTATCAAAGTTTTCCCCTACACCATCAACAGTCACCCAATCATAGAATGAGTAATCCCAATATTCCGCAAGAGAAAAATTTGTCCCTAATGAGATTAAAAGTTTAAAATTCTCTCTTCTACTATCTGTTATTCTATCTGTAGAATATGTAGCTGACACTGTAACAGGATTTCCCGATCCATCTACTACTTGATTACCAGAACTGTCATATACAAACACATCAGAAGTAGAGTTATAATAACCAGGTATAAATACATAATCATGTAGCATTGGAAAACCAGGATGATCGATTACATATACACTATAAGCTTCTAATGTTAAATCTAGTATAAGTTCTCTATTATAGCTATTTGGATAGTTAATTTCTGAAACAGCCATTATGCCCCCAAACGATAAATGTATGTTGATGCGTAAGTTTTAGTACCTAATAAATTATGTGTAGCCATTACCATAGGAATTCTATTTGCAGAAAGTTTGTAAACATCAACATCTGAGTTTTCAATAGTAGTTACATTACCAAGTTCTGTACCAATTTCTATTTCTTCCGTAAATAATATATTAGCACCATCAAATGTATACTTCCTGAGTTTATATACTAAATCTGGTGAAGCATACAAGAATGCAAATTGATTTGTTCCTAAACTAAATAAATTAGCTGCTTGATAACCATTACCCAATACTAAAGTTAAAGAAGCTATTTCTGCCATTGTATTAACATTAGATACAATGATTTTATGTGTACCACTTGTTGAAGAATTGGTGTATGATACTAAATAATCGCTAATATCATCTAATTTACAAATGTCATTTGTAGCAGTGCTACTATTACCAGAAGTGGTTAACGTGCTTATAGGCGTAATAACACTTCCTGATATAGTAAATTTAGTGAGTTTATTATCTGAAAGTAGAGTGTATGTTCCTGCTGTATTTGTAGCACATACTGCTCTTTGACCACCTGAAGTAGTGGTTAAATCTACTTCTGTCCCTGGAGTGATAGTAGTTCCAGATACACTACATATAACTGCTCTAGCACGTAATGATGCTGGCTTTGTCCAAACAGCAAAGAATGTAGAGGATGTCAATGGAAGCAACTTACCCATTTGTGCTAATGGAGAAGCGTCTACAGGGATAGCACTTCTACTCCCAGGTGTAATGGTTGTTCCTGATACATCACATACTATTCCATAAAGTCTGCTGTCAGTATTATCTTGAGCAACTACAACAAATTTAGTGCTGGTAAGTTTAATTGTATCAACACTAATATATTTAGATGTTGTATTATTAATTACTATTGGGGTATAAGAAGTAATTGTATCGCTACTAGCTGAAGATGTCTTAACAATAAATCCTCTTAAATCGCCTTCATTAATAGCAGAGTAACTTCCCACTGTCATACAAGCTACTACATATGTTGTCTCATCTAAAGCACAAACACTAACCCTTCTGACAAATCTACCAGTAATTTCTACGTCTAATACATTTCCAGGTGGAGATGGTATTGTTCCTATCGGATCACCAACGGTAGCTGTATAATCTGATGTATATAACCATCTAGCTTTATTAGCCTTAAAATCATAAAATCCTTTTGCATTTCTTTTTGCTACATCTGGAATACTGTTGTATAATTTCTTTATGGTTGTTAATGTTATATTGTTTGTATCCCATTGTCCAACATTTTGTGGATTAGGAGAAATAGAATATATTCCATCTATACCCCAAAAAAATATTGTGCCATTGGCTTCTACAATACTATTAGGGGCATAAACACCAACACTAGATATTTTATTTACTTGAAACGTAGTAGCCGTAAAACCATCTTGACCACCTCTAATCTCCCATACACCATTCTTAGCAAACACAAATAAACTCTGTTTAACAGACATTATTTTACATATGCTTACTGCTTCTGTAATGAATATTACTCCACCATCGGTGTCAACTACTTCATTAAATTGATATGATGTTGGATCAGCTTCTTGATAGCATTTTACTAAATCTGTTTTATTTCGGAATATTTGTGAATACAAAACAGCATTAGATAAATTAGGACTACGGGAATCTCCACTTACTATATTCCCTTGTATACCGCTATACCAAGCTCTACCAGCGTAGGCTGCTATAGTAGAAACATACGTAGTCTCTCTATCTAAAGGTACTGTTAGTCCTGTAAAACTTTGCCTATCAGAACCTCTATCAAATAAGTCAATTATATATGTTCCTCTAGGAACTTGTCCACCATCTACAATGTTTCTTTTAGCCTGATTTGGATCATACTTATACACATTAGCATCAGTTAAATCCCCTACTCTACCAATTCCCCATTGGTCAGAATTACTAGGATATACTCCAAAAGTAGAGAATGTGCAATCTATAGCATCTGTTCCGCAAGTAGAAACAATGCTACTACTCCATCCTTGATTTCTTAAATTATATTTATGTAAATCTGTTAATGTTGTTGGTCTTTGTCCAACTCCTATATTATCGTCAACTCCATATAAATCTCTTATCTTAATTGGAGCAGTTTCATAACTAATAACATCTGTAACATCATTATATGAAACTAAATATGGTGTTTTTAGAGAAGGATTTACAGCCAGTAGATAATTATTTAAAACAGCAAATTGCCATTGACTTCCATTATCAACACCTGTGTTTATTTTTGTTCCACCATTTAGAACATTAGCAGAAGGATTAGATGTTAAAAGATTAATAAAAGTTATATACTTTCCTGTTTGGATAACTCCAATATCTACTTTCTTACTTCCACTAGGAGATGGCCAATAAAAAGCACTATATGTAGATGTAGGCAAAGCACTTGTATTTAATCCTGTAGGTACATAAGCATACCCATCTTCTAAATCTAATCCAAGTCTACGTTCTCTTGATCCATCTAAAAGCAATTTAAAATTACTTTCATCTATAGAAGCATTCTCAGGGAATGTTAGAGGACTAGCCTCTGTAATTATTCCTTTAACAAAAGTGTTTATTGGTTGATTGCCCTTAGATATTGGCATCTATTATACCTCTTTCTTGTTTTTATTTGGATTTTTTACTGTCTGAAAAATACCATTCTCATCTTTCTCCTGCACATGAAGGGGTTCTTTGTCATTCAAATACTTAATAATACACAATTCTGCTTTCTGTGTATCTGTCCAAGAACCTTTTAGACATTCTGGCAGTTCACCACCACCAATAAATCTCACTTTAGTGAGAAATCCTTCATAGAATGTTTCTAATTCTTTACCATTTGGTGTTTTATATTTAGGCATTATTTACCTTTCTTTTTTGGTTTCTTTGCTGTTGACAGGGCAATAGCCACTGCTTGTTTTTGTGGCATTTCAGGATGTTTCTTCATTTCCATCCTAATATTTGCACTAATTGTTTTTTGACTTTTACCTTTCTTTAATGGCATGATTATTTCTTTAATTTTTTAGTGTCAAGAGCATTTAATAGATTTTTATATCCCTTCACTCCACCTTTCACTAAATCAACAGGTGATGGATTTTTCTTAGTTGGTTGTGGTTTTTTAGTAGCCATTATTTATGTCCTTTTCTTCCATAATTGGGATATGTAATACCATTGCGGATTTTCCATGCTTCCTGACTCATTCTACGCCTTTGTGTAACAGCATGTGCTTCTGCTTTGGGATTTTGTGTTTGTTTTAATTCTTGAAATGCTGTCGCCTTAGCTTCTGCTAATAGCAAGCTAAATGCATCTGGAGGTAAATCGAAATAAAAGCCATCTGCCATTGTAACAGTGGGATAAGTCTTTCCATAGCATTGTGTTTTAATTGTCTTTAAATATGTTTCTACATCACTGTCAAAAGCATCAAATATAATAGTGGTTTCATTTAATGATGTATAGTATGTTGGTGCTCTATCATTATAGAAATTATAATAAATAGTGCTTGTTATCTGTGTGACATTGGTAGCACTACTATCCCTAGCATCAAGCATAGCCATAAAATATTTAGGCTCAAGAAATTTAATTTCTAAAAACTTATCCTTTGTATCTGTAGAATTTCTACAATTGTATTTTATATATTGAATGTCCATAACACCAGTAGGAATTGTCATGTGACAAGGAGTAGCTGCTGATGTTTGGGTGAGTTGAAACATTGTGTAAAGATTAGGCCAATCTTTTCCATCTATTAAATTATAATAGGTAGTTTCTAATATCTGTGCTACTTGTCTACTTTCTTCTGTGTCATCATATAGAGTGACTGGATCACTATCCATAGCAGAAAGAATATCATCTACAAGCTCTCCTACTGTCTTTCTAGCCATTATTATCCTCTCATTCCGAATGCCGTTAAATAAAAACTATATATTTTTACATCACCAGAAGCACCAGTATTTTTGCAATATACTTCTAAATAATCATTTGTTGCTAAATTTGCAACATCAAATTGAATAGAAATATTTACTTTTTTACCTGATTGTGTAGTTACACCTGTTTCTGAACCAGTGACAGCAGAACCATTCTTGTACAATTTGAAATAAATGTCTCTATCTGCCCCTACAGATTGGTCAAGGGTGATATTACATAACACACGAGTGTCTAAAGAGTCTGTTCCAGTGTAAGTTAATTTGGCTGTTGTGGCTTCTGTAAATTCTACTGAAGTTCCATTAGCTATTGTAGTTGGATTTACTTTTGTGTAAGCACTGGGATAAGTGATTGTTGTTCCTGTTGCTAAGTCTGAGTAATATATACTACCATGTGGATTTGCATATTTAAATGAGGCTGTTCCGGCACCACCAGCTATTATAGTTTTACCTACAGTAGCGGTGGAGGCTCCTTTACATTCATGTAAATCTGCTTCAGGTAAAGAAGCATGTGCAACCATTATTCAGCACCTAGTATTACAAAGTTAATAACAATTGCACCTGTTTCTGCTGTACCAGCAGCAGCATTGTTATTTGACACTTTAATTACAAAACTACCATCAGCTACAGTGACCACTGAAACAGCTGTGTTTCCACCATTACTCCCTGATCTAATAGCTAATACAGGAACATCTCCAATCTTAACTTTATCGTTAGTAACAGTAAAATTAGCAGATGCTTCAGCAGCTAGAGAAGCATTATGTGTAGTGATAGCACCAGAAGTAGTATTAAGTTCTACTGCTGTAGTTCTATTTGTACCTTGTGTTACTGTATTAGTAGTGGCGTATGGATTGTATGTAATCTTTTGACAAAGCACTTCACTACGCTTAAGATTAGTTTGTCTTTGTTTTGGGAATGTTGCCATTATATTTCCTTATAGAATGAGGGGATTGCTCCCCTCTTTAATCATTAGGCTGCTGGAAGTGCTTGTGCGTCGATGTATTGAACAATAATCTGAGCAACACCTGCCGTAAACGTACCAGTGGCCACTACCTGTAATTGTCCTGCCGATGCCAATACAGCTTCTGCGCCTGCTGCATAACCAGCCAAGACATTACCTGAATTAGTACCGGTATGAGTAGAAGATAGAATAGCCGTACCAACAGCAGAGCTATCAATCTCAGTAAGCAACAATGCATCCCATAGTTTATCACTACCTGTACCAATGGCTGCACCAGCACTTGTTACAAAGTCAATATCATAACTCGTACCACCAGCAAATGCTGTTTGCACTAAGAAATATGCTTGTAAAATTACAGAGTTAGCAGGAATAGTGTAGATTAGTTTAGAAGTCCCAGATACTGGCAAATCATCATAAGAAAATGTCCATACTGCTGTTTTAATTAGATCGTCATCGCCACGACCACCATACTTTTGATTGGTAGTACGAACACCAAAGTTTTTTGCTACCCCACGAATTAAACCATTTTCAATAGTCATTTTATTTCCTTTTGTAAAGGGGCATTAAGCCCCTCATTAATATTAGTTACGTGCTGTTGGAGAAGTCCAGATAACACCGATAGTATCAGTACGTTGTCCACCAAAACCAAAACGGCTTACAGTTTGGAATTTATCAGTACGCAAGTCATGATCTCTCCATCCTTCAACCGATGGCATTTTACGCCATGCGTGCATAATTGGTTTGCAATTGTCATCAGCTACACACATGAAGATAGAAGCAACGTCACCAATTTCAGCAGTATCATTTGCTAAATCATAGCTAGATGCATTCAGTGCTTCAGTAGCAGTTTTACGTGGTAGACGAGTAGAAGTCCAAATATCCCAACCAAAAATGTTTTTAACAAATTTGTGATTACGGGTGAATCCTGTCGTTACAATACCATCAAACATTGGGTTATTAGAAACATTCACAATGTTAGTGAGGTTATTCAAAGAAGCAGCAACGATAGGAGGAACAATTGCTACACGCCCTTCTTGTGGTACATCAGCTTCATCAAATGAATATTGCATTACCAGCAAATCTTCAAGGGTCATTACACGATTAGTTGCACCTGCACCACCAGCCACCCAACGATGAGGGGCACCATTCACCAAGTTTACATTAGCATTGGTTTGGATAGTAGCAGCTTTTGCCAAGAATCGGGATTCATGATGTTGTGCCAAAGCACGAGTAGATGCACGAGCACGTAAACCCATCAATTGGTCGATTTGTGTGCCATCTTGACGTAAATCATCAGTAACACCCCAAGCATCACCGACATAATCAGTGATAGTCAAAGTAATACTGTTCGTATCAATTGGATTGAATACTAATGGTACATCTTCAGTTGCTTCTTGTAGAACAACGTCACCAACAGTTTTGATGTTGAGAGTTGTACCAGCAGCAAAATCCGTTACATTACGCCAGAAAATTTCTGGAAGTAAGTATGGCTCCAAGTTATCTAAAATATATTTACTATATACCTGTGCTTCAATAAAAGCAGTAGTATTCGTTGTTAATTGAGTCATTTATTTTCCTTTTATTTAGTGTATTGTTTCATAATAAGTTCACGAGCCTTAGCAATAGCTGCTGCATCTTCTCTTGCCCAACCATTCAATGGCACTCTAATAGACACATCATTCTGAGTGTTGGTAGACACTGTAGTGACATCTGATTGTATTGTTCCAGATTGTGTTGCAGAAGGCATAGAATCTATTCCGGCTAATTTAAAAACTGCTTTAGGAGAAGTTGAAGCAAGGGCATTTAGACTTGTAACTGGTACACCTAAATCTGCTGCAATCTTTTCAAACTCCGCTTGTGCTTTTTCACCAAACTTTTTAGTAAATTCTTGCACAACAGTGAGTTGATTTTGTTTAGCAACATCCTCTACTGATTTCTTCTCTAATTCAGCTCTTACTAATTGTGATATATCATTAGCACTAATCGTAGGAATCTCAGTTGTCTCTGGGACCTTCGTTGTTAAGCTATTCTGAATATCGTTAAGTAATTCCTCAGCAGTGCGTCTTTTCTCTAATTCTGCTTTAATCCTGGCATTCTCTTGTTCAAGTGTGTTAATATGTTGTTGAGCATGTGGGAATGCTTTATGAACATCTGCTAGTGAGGAATACTTCTTACCTACTCCAACAAATTCAGCTAATTCTGGTGGAATTTCTGGTGTTTGTGGTGCAGCAGTGACAACCGGAGTTGTCTCTTGTGTTGTTTGAACTTGGTCAGTTCCTTGAAAAATATTATCTGTCATTTGATTGTTATAATCTCTTCTAATTGATTGAGGGCTTTCATAAATCCCATTTCATACGCTTGTAGATACGGCCAAGAAGTTGACTTGAAATTCTCTCTGTCTTGAGAACTACGTGTGCTAACTCCTTTTAATTCCTGTATCTGATCTAATATATGGTTAAGAATATCTTTTTTATCTAGTTTTGCATAACTATCTTTATCCTTTATGAGATTTTTCATTTAAGCCTCTTGTGGCATCACCATATTTTCTTCTACTGGTGTTGCTTGTTCATTTTGTAATGTTTGCTGACTTTCATTCAATAATCTTTGTGTTTCCATTTGCTCTGCGATGGCTATGTTATCTTTGAACAATTTCCATTTGGAAAGTCCCATAGTTTCTTCTATTAATGCTGTTAGAGACTTACGGGATAAATCTGGCTGTATAATTTGCCCAATAGGACTATTAAATATTCCAGTGAGATTTTGTAACAGTTGAGAACGTGCTGCATAATGTCTAGCACCAACAGGTCTTAATTTACCTTTAGCTGTCAAGTCTTCTTTAGTGATAGATACAAATTGAACAACACCTAAATCATCGTCAGTAACTCTTAGAACATCAGTAACACTTAAATTACGTTTAGCTGTTTCCACCATTAAGTTAATCAATGGTTCTAACATCTGAATGGAGAATTTCAATATCTTATTATTAAATATCCTACCACCTGCATTCTGTAAACTCTGTACCTCAAATGCTGTTTTCTCACCAGGAGTACGAATACCCATCGCTTCTCTAGGAGCACCAGCCATTTCTTCCATTGTTTGCATTAAATATGCAATTTCATTATTCACTTGGAATACAGCAGGATTAGGAGGCATTGGAATAACATCCCCATCTTCAGGAATATGTAGTTTAACTCCAGGCCCATATGTGAAAGGTTCTACATCTCCAAGAATCTTTAATGGAGGCATAATGGTTTGATCCATTGCATCTGCTTTAAAGTTTTCAAGATGATCCAACCTATATTGCATACCCACTAGATTATCTAATGGCCCCATTGCATATAAATTATCTGGTCTTTCTCTCCAACCTACATGACATTTATTGTCTCTGCCAAGCCAATTTGGATTAGGAATGTTTCTGATGATTTGCATTCTATCAGCAATAGTGATAATTCTATTTTCATACAGAATATCATTGGTACTATCATACCAATCACCTTCAAATTCAATAAATTCTACTAATCCACTTCCGAAATACTCTGATAATGTACCAAATCCATCAGCAATATATCCTTCAGCCTTGTCTAAGTCTTCTCTGTTAAATGTTGATAGATAACCACGTAAATCTACTAAACTCTTAAATACTTTCTCATCAAATTGTAAATCTGTACGAACTTTCATCTCTTTCTTAACTTCACCTAGAGATTTTATATATCGTCTGAATTTAACAGATTTATTGAAATGAGTAGCAGTAGGATTGAATATCATGTCGAATGGTGATATTCTTAGAGCCTTTGGCCCCATATATGTGGTTACTTCTTCATTTGTAACAGGATCAATGTGAGTTTCATTTACCCAGATAACTTCCCCAAAAGCATTCCCATAATCAATATAATCATATAGAAGTTGACTTATGGTTTCTCTTAATCCACTTTGAAGTGCTTTATTCTTTGTGTATTGTTCTAATACTTTGCGTTTCTCAACAGCAACGCTGTCTATGTCATCTCCTTCCCATATAAGCCAATCATCATTGGGAAATAGAGCATCCATATAGTTTGCATGGAGATTATCTCTAATTTGTGTTATTTTTGGTATTGTGGTTTTATTCTTCCAAGGAAGAGAGCTATTGGTAGTGCTAGTCGTATCTGTGGCAAAGATATAATTGCGAAGTTCTTTCTTTTCTTCTTCCCATCCATCTCTCTGTAATTTCCAAGTGTTGTACATAGCTACTAAACTTAAAGCTAGTTGATTTTCATCTTGCTTTAATGCAGCTTTAATGTTATTAAGTGTGGCTACTGTTCCTGTCATTATCTATCCTTATCGAATACCACCAAAGCGGCTGTGATATAGCACATTATTATTGGTTTCCATTGTTTGGCGTCTAGCTGGTGGTTTAGCAATAGCAATGGCATTAGCCAATGCATCCTTAATATCGTCATGAGGTGGTTTGCGGAGAATAAGTTCTTCTTCTAATAATTGACAATTACCACCTTTATAATGCCACATCTGAAGATTATCATATCTAGGAGAAAGAATAGCTTCTATACGTTCTTCTTTATCTCCTTCATTTCTATTAGGTCTATATTCGTCTACAGCAAGAGCAAGTCCCGCAGGTTTAATGTAGGATTCTTTTAGTTCTGATACCACTGCCTGTTGTGCTACTGTAACTTCAGCACGTATCTTTCTAAATCCCCATTTATTATGTAATGCTAAAATGTTATTGAAATATTCTATAATGCGATCTGTTTTAAATCTTTTTATGTCAAGAACATAATAGTTATTATCAGAATCAATACCTACAACAAGAATTGCTGTATTATCTGCTTTCTTTTTACGGGAGAATGCAAAGTCAATAGCAGCATAGCAATTTAATTTTCTTTCTCTTATAAACCAAGTTCCATCAATATTCTTTAATATCTTTGGATCATAATATTGAAATTTAGTGTTAGAAATTGCTTGACTACCAGGATCGTTTGGATCATTATAATATTGTGCATAGAATTGAGAAGCATCTATATACTTAGCTTTCTTACGTGCTAGAATTTGGGCATCAAATCCATAAGCCTTACCATCTTTACGCTGACTTCTAGGCCAAAGAAATTCACCATCAACTTCCACCACACGTTGAAACACTTCGTATACTTCTATTTCTTCCTCTTCTTCTTCCTCATTGAAGTAGGTTTCCTTCATCATAATAAGATCATTGTATAAATCTTTAGGATGATATCTAGTTCCTACTACAAGTTCTTGAGCGTTAGCACTCTCAATAGAAGCAAGTTGTGAGTATAAAGCTGCTACCTTTTCTCTACCATCTTCTGTATATGCATTCTGAGGGGTCACCAAATCGTCTAGGATCACTTTAGAGGCGTGAAAACCAGTTACGCTACCCGTTATACCACTAGCCTTAATTGAAGGGTCTGCAATGCCTTCCTGCTTCCTTCTAGGGTGGTCTACTATAATCTCACTTGTAGTCCATCTAGCTCTTTTACCTTCATCAAGATTAATCATCTCAGGCCAATATCTTCGATAGATATTACTTTCTAATATACCTTTGATTTGTCCTAATTGCTTTTCGGCTAATGCAGCGGTTGCTGAAACATACAGAATGGTCTCTGTTGGGTCTTTTGTAAGCCACCAAGCAGCTATAAATGCTGCCATTTTACTTTTTAAATGATCTCGTGGCATTAAGATAAGTTTATTATCCAATCCCTCTTGTCTAGTAGCCCATGCTAGTAATTCTTCATGTACTGCCCCTAAATGCATATATGGGGCAACAAGTCTTACAAACATGAAAACATCATTCTCAGCAGCTTGTCTTATTGCCTCATATTTATCACTCATTCTTTCTTAAACGTTCCAGTGTTATTAAATGCTTTAACAATAGCTTGAATAGTTCCAGCTAGAGATGGCCAAAGTTGTTCAAAACTCACTGTAACTTTGTTTGAAGTTTCATAAGCAGTTTGAACTAAAGATTTTAGAAGTTCTAGTTTATCAGCACCTTTACCACCACCAGGAATAGCTTCTTCTACTGCCTGAATAGCTTTAATAAGGAGGGGGAGTAAACTAATAATGAGTTTCAAAATTTCAAAAAATTGCATAATATTTCCTAATAATGTATTTCTATTTTTGCTCCAGCAGCATTGTTTGCTGGTAGATAGAAATTTAAATGATCTTTGTCAATGTTTAATGTTGTTGGAGAAACACTAATTTTTATTGGGTAGCCCCATTTTGTCTGTAGAGACAACTGTTGCCACTGGATTGTAGAACACCCCGAACACAGCCATGATGCCAGAACAAATAGTAAGTAATTGTTCATCCGAAATTGGAAAATCATATCCAAACACTTTACCCATAGAAATAATAGTAGCTAAAAATCCAACTAATACAGAGACAGTGATTTGTCCTGTTTTCCATGCTGTAGGATTTGCTACGAGTTGTCCTTGTTTTAATACATCTGGAATTGAAAATACTGCTGTTACCTTATTCATTTGTTAGCTTCCTTCTTTTTACGATTGACTTCTTTTTGGGCATTGGCTTTACGGGATATAATCCTAATGTTACTTTTAGCATTACTGCCTCCTTCTGTTAGAGGTTTTTTATGATCTGCTTCTCTAGGATCACCAACTTTTAAACCTGCTTCTCTACGGGCTTTATTTCTCATAGCACGTTCTTTGCCTCGTTTATCTCCGTTGGCTTTCTCTTTAGCGCGTTCTTTTTTGTAATCACGTACAGATTTACCATTCACAGTCTTCATATATGGCATACTTTATTTCCTTTCTTAATGTTTTCTATCTGAGCAGTTACATTTGCCGTTGTATAATACGGAGACACTATAGTAGACGAAGCAAGCAATTTAACGATGATTGAGACAGAATCAATTGTTAATGGTAGTCGAAAAGCTGTGCTTAATATACCAAAAGGCGAGCCCGGTAAATGCTCTCCGTGCAGGGATGGTAGATATTAAAAGTTCCAAAGATACTGCAAGTATGCACCGATAGCGCACAACGTTACTACAAATAAGAGATATTTCATGTATTAGTCCAGTAGGTATGCGTATTCAGTTGGTATTGTGCTGTAAAAGCGATAATCGGTAATCCTGCCAGTAACAAGTGGGTCCGCACCATCAGAGCCAGCGCAATACCATCCAAACCAACGACGCTGGAACTCAAGATTAGCCGCACCCATCTGGCGACCTCCTCGCTGCAAGCACAACTCCGTGATAGTCCCTGCATTAATATCTTCGACCCACATGCCAGTAATACCTGTTGTTTCATCCTGCTCATACCTCGGCGCGGAAGCACCGGTTTCAGTGACACTTGAAACCGTCCATATTTTTCTAGGTCGTTTTATATAGCACAGAAACCGCAATGGCTTACCTACCCAATTAGCTAAGGTAATAGCGGTGTCATTACGCCAATACCTACCGTTCGATGGTTGCGCCGATCCGACTTGTGGGATTGTCGGACTGTAACCATTCGCAAGATTATCACCAGCGCAAACAAAATAATACGTACTACTGCCGAAATTTGATAACTGGCATATAGTGCGGTAGTCCCCAACCCCATCGGTTTCGCGCCCTGTCTTCCAGTCAAATAGCACGTAGTAATGTCCTTGAGCCGCTGGTTCTGTCAGTATGCTTGACATCGTTGAAGGCAATTCAAATACCGTGGAGAAAAAAACCTCATCCTCAGCCTCGCTATTTGTTGCAGCATCACCGCCATTGTAGACACTTAACCACATCTGGGGCCAAGCGACCGCGCCCGGTGCGCTTGCTCTCGTATGTTGCTGCAAGTAAAGATCGTTAGCGCCCTGCGGAATGGTCACCAAAGTGCTGGTCGGCGTTGATACTTCGAGGTGCGCCGGAACTAATGAAGGATTTGTTCCAATTGTTGCGGTATCTTCGATGTAATTGTGTATCTGTAGCTCAGATGTGCCGCCGAAAAAATTATTCAAATCAGTCATTGAATAATTAGTGAGCGTGTCAGTTCCAGTTATGTCTTGCGTGAACCACCGACCGCCCTGAGACACGTTAGCCGCAATTGATAAGCCCGTGAAGTACGTATGGTATTTTAACGATGCGCGATCTTTAACGCCGGGTAATAAAGCGTCTATAGCCATTATGACACCACCACTTCGTAAGCTTCAATCGCGCACACCTCATTAGCGGCAGCCGGTGAAAATGATAACGTTAGCTGAGCCGTGCCGGTACTCGTGTCTATAGTTGCGGTAGGATGTGCAAGGCTAGATGTGCCAATACCGCTTGGATTCGCTGAGCCAACCCCGCCGACTTGACTGCTAACACTTGCGCGGTTATAGAAAACGTGCTGCGCTCTGTTTGAAACTGTCACTGTTATATTAGAATATGCTGCGCTAACCAGTGCTGTGGCACCAAGTTTTACCTTGAAGTTTTTATTGTTGCCACTAGTCGGCACTATCGGTGAGACATCAAGAGTGACTTTGCTATTAGCCCTAAGCCTTGGAAGTGTTATAGTTTCCAGTACGACATCAGTTCCAGAATTTGCCAGAACAATTGTTGGAGTCCCGAAACCAGCGTTATATGGGGTGTCTATTGTAAAAACTAAAGCGCCTCCCGATTCAGTAACCGTATTTATTTTGTGAAAACCAACAGTCCAACCAGTGCCTCCAGATATGTAAATATAGGAAGCGCCAGGTGTAACACATACAGCAGTTGTAAGCCCGTGAGTCCCAGCACTTGATAACTGAGTATCCGCCCCAGCAGCAGCAGACGCAACAGACACAGATGTAAATGTGGATGCTGGACAAACCAAGGCAATAGACTTTACGGTATCCCTGGCTACAACAGAATTCTGCACAGGAATCCACCCAGTCGCATCACTCCGCATATCGCAACCCTCAGGCCCTAGATCCGCCTGATACGCTCTGCCATTCTTGAATGTTGATGCTGATGGCAATGCCGCAGAAGTCGCGCAGTAGATAGGAGGCGAACGCAGAACCCTCTTATAGCCTGTCGGGTTAGCTGGTGCAATCCACCATAATGAACCGCACTCGTCTGATGCGTCGCGCGTTGAATGTCTATCTGATACAATCACATGCCGAGCTGTAGTTAAATCAAACCCGGCATCTATAAATTGAGAATATGTAACAGACTCATAAGATATTGCTGTACTTCCATAATAAAGTAGCCCTGTCGCAGGATCATACCAAACGTTTCCTTCCCCCCCTCCACCAAATGTAGCCATATTACATTATCCCTGGTTTAAATTGAACATCAAATGAAGTGTCTGCTGTAGCACCTAATGTCAATGTATTTTGTGTTGAAGAAATACATACAACAATTCCCGTAGTAAATTGTCTTGGATTTGCTCCATAGTCAATAGAAAATTTACTTGTTGCACCTGCTGGAAATGACACAACAGGATATGCCCCATTTGCAGGTAAACTTGTGGCATCATGTATTTGAATATACTGTGTAGCAGCATTTGAATTATATCCAGAAAATCCACACAAACTTGCTGGAGCAGCAGAAACTACCAAGCTCTTTACATATACTGTGGTTGTTGCATTCTCTGGTAAATTTACCAACCTAGTGAGTCTATCATTAATTGCCATTATATTGTAGTTCCGTAAAGTTTTATATATCTATGTAGAAGATCGTTTAATGTTCCTACTGGGTTATCATATAAAAATACAACTTTTAAATATTGGTATAATCCATCATTGTATTGTTTATGGTATCCATTCTGTCTTAAAAATGCTACAACAGCATCATTATCCCAAATTGAAATCGTACCATTAGCCGTAGGATATTTATTTGGATTTCCAAGGTATAATTGATATTGTGCCATTATGGAGTAGTATTTATAGCTAGAGAACCATCTGCCCATTCTTTAGTAGAGGTTTGGTCAATCCATGTTATTAATATTTGGTCAGCATTCATTTCTGTTGCTGATAAACTTATTTTTACTGCTACTCCACCAGCAGGAGTTACAGTTGGAAGGGTTGTTAAATTTGCAAATGCAGCGCCATCAATAGTTATTTTGAAATCTCCTGCAGCAATTGTTGGATTTGCTTTAAAACTTAAATTGTCATTAGCATCATAAAGAGTAATATATGTTATAAATGCTTGATTTTTCTTGGGAGGATTTGCATTAGCCATTATAAATTTCCTATGTGATGTTGGGCATTATTTACTCCTTGCTCCATACTACTTCCTAATAATCTCATTACCATAATTCTTGTCTTTGCTACACCACCATTATAATCAGAGAATGCTCCAGTATTATCTAATCTCCTAACAGCATAGAATTGATTTCCTACTCCTACAGTTTTAGCTGCAGCGGCATTAGCTGGATCAATATAAGATACTTGTAAATTGTTTGCAGTGGTAGGTCTAACAGTGAGAGCGTATGGTGTGTTAGCTTTTAATTTATATGGTGTAGTGAATGCTATATTTGCTGGAGATAAAGAACTTGTTACAGCTATTTGTGTAGCATCTACTGTCAATGTTCTTACTGCTGTTGGTGTTCCTAATGGATCAGTGTATAAAATCACTTCATAATCAGCAGAAGATGAGGCAGAGTATACAACAACAGAAACACCAGAAGCTTCAAAAGTATAAGGTACTTGTATTAAATTACCATACTCATCTGCTGTACCTGTACCAGAATTAAACAAAAAACTGGTAGTACCTACATTAGTATAGTATGCACCATAAAACCATCCAATAGTTCCATCATCAAACTTTATATAACAATTTGGAAGAGCATTAGAAGTTCTAACAAACGAACCTGTGGTGCCTTTAGTTACCGCTGGAAGAAGTTGTGCATTTCCTAGATAGTCTCCATAAGAATTAGCAATAACAACAGAATCCGTACCACCTCTTGCTGACATTGTGAATGAAACACAAATCATTTGTCCATTAGTTATGGATTTACTACCGCTACTCATAGTAGTTGTATATGCTGTGTTAGAAGCCAATGCACCAGCACCACTATATGTTGCTTTAACATCATATACGCCATCTCCTTGAGAAGGAGCAGTAGCAGTAGACACATCTTGTATACCAACATCAAAGGTTGTTCCAGCATTAGCATTTGTCACTGTACCTGTGCGCCATGTAATACTTCCACCACCAGCAGCAGAAATAGTTTTAGCACTAGCATTAGGATTTTCTAATATGATTGTTCCAACATAGCAAACAGCATCACCAGTAGCAGCAATTGCATTTGAGTTTGTAGCCACTGTACCAGTATTTATATTTAAACTAGGAAGTGCTGTAATATTACCTGGATAGTATATTTGACTCATTATTTAACACTCCTTAGTCCTATTCTATTTAAATCTTCCTCTATTTCATCTTTTATTTTTTCTTCCTGTTTTAAATATCCTTCTTTCTCTGCTTTAGTTGGTCTACCTCTTGTTGGAGCATATCCTTTCTCAGCAAGCCATTTAGCTGCTGTAGCACCAGCAGAACTATCTCCTACAGAGGTTCTAATAATACTTTTAACAGCATTAGAACGTATCTTCACTTCTAATTCATTTCTCCAAGATTTAATCATCTCAGATATACGAGAAGCCTTAGCCACCTTCTCCCAATGTTCCCATCCTCCTAAATGCTCAACAGCGAAGTCATATTCATTAAAAGGAACATGGTCGTAAGACATATAAATTTGTTTAAGAGAAGGATATGTAACATCATCTTCCTCTACATATCTATCCCTGTCATGAATGGTAAACATAGGAGTGTATCCAGGACAGGTGTGTTCATAAAACAGAGAAAGGGTGCGCCAAGCACCTCTATCATCCTTGAATGGATGAGAAGTGACATTATTATTAGACAAGGAGGTTCTCCTAAAGATTTTAAAACAGGAATGTATATATATTATATATTGTGTGCATATTTGACTTGCACACATAGCAAACAGAGTTGTTTGCATAAGGCATATTATAATGCCTTAATAAAACAGGAAACAAGCTTAACGAAGTGGTAAAGCTTGTTATATATTATATATTATTATAGAGAAGTTGTTTTGTGCAACTTCTCTTTGTTTCTGTTTAAGAAACATTGTCGCTTATGAATTGCACACTTTGGGGTGTGCTTTTGTTTTATAAAGCGACATAAGCAGCTTTCGCTACGCTTTTAATGCTGCTATTAATATAGCGTATATTATAGCATAAATTTATCTTTCTGTCAATATATTTTTATTAAAATATTAAAATAAATTTATTATGTGTTGTAAAAAAGTATAAAACTACTATACATCGAATACAATAATATTGTCAAGGAATATTTTATAACAGGGAGATTAAATTAACCTCAGCGAGGATTATATTATTTCATAATACTCCCTAGCTTGATATAGCTTCAGCGAGGGTCAGCCCCGAGC